ACGATGGTCTTGTGGCCGCTGGCCCGCACTTTCTCGCAGTCGTCAGCGGTCAGGCTCGGGCCGGAGCAGATGACGACTGCCGTTTGCCCTGTCCAATCGGGTTTCACGCTACCGTTGAGCGCCGAAGCGCATTCAGCAGAGCCGTGGCACCCATGCCAAGCGTGTACCCATTGCCTACTACCACCCCGGCGTCCTTGCCGTCGCGGTAGCGGTACTGCTGTGCAAGTTCGATCAGCGTTGCCGCCTTCACCACAGGCTTGACCACTGGGCCGTCCGAGTCGATTTCCACTTCTGGCACGCCATCGCTGTCCGTCACCACGTCACCGTTGGAGTCGGTCAGCAGCACGCAGGCCCGCCATTCGTCCTTGAGCCACAGCAGCACCGCCTGGCTGACGGCAGGGATCATGACGTTTAGCCATGCATCGTCGTCGTCGCCGTCGATGCGGATATGGTGCTTGGCTTCTTCCGGGGTGCAGAGGTTCACTTGTCGCCCTCCGGGTCGCCCAGCTTGATCGGCGGCTCTGGGCCGTCCTTCACGCGCTTGATCGTGGATTCACCGTCCCGGCCCTTGCGCACGAACAGCGTCCAGTCGTCGCGGTTTTCGTAGCCGGGCCGGCTGGAAGTGTCACGCTTGGCAACGTACATCTGCCCGTCCAGCGTCCATGCCTCGCAAGCCTTGGCCTTCGTGCCGTCGCGCCAGTAGCCGCCAGGCTGGATGCCGCCTGCGGGATAACACAGTTCCTTGGTCTTGCCCGCGCACGATGCCTTGATGCTGATCTCGTGCGTGTCTGGCAGGTACTCCACGTCCAGCGCATCGAGGCTCAGGCCGTCCTCGCCATCCTTCCCGACGACACGGCCCAGGTTCTTCACCTCGCCATTGGTCAACGTGACCAGCAGGCAGTCGTCGCGGTCGATCATCGCTCCGGCCAGTCCGACGCCATCGGCGGGCTTGGTGATGGTGGAAACCGCCTTCTCGATCTCGGCGCGGATCATCGGGGCAACATCGTCCACGGTGACACTCTTGCCATCCTGGGGCAGTTCGATGGCTTCAACGGCCTTCTTGGCCGCATCACGCAACTCGTCAGTGTCGGCATGCACCTTTTCGACGGCGGCGTTCACCTGAACCTGCATGCCCTTGATGGCCTCATCGATCACGGGTCGCACGTCGTCCAGAGTCACGGACTTCCCATCTTCGGGCTGCTTGATGGACGCCGCCATCGCTTCGACGCGCTTGATCGCCTCGCCGACCTGCTCGATAGCTGCCTTGGCGTCAAGTTCAATGCGAACCACCGACTCCTTGATGACAGGCTGCACGTCGTCCAGGGTGATGGACTTGCCATCCTCCGGCTGCCGAAGCTCGCCCACGGCCTTGAACAGAGCGTCGCGGGCGGCTTCTGCCTGCTGCAATGGTTCAGCAATGGCCTGATCTGCATCGGCGCGCAATTGCTTGATCGCCTCGTCCAGCAGTGGGCGCACGTCCTCAACCGTGACGCTCTTGCCATCCTGTGGCTTGGGCAATACAGCAACAGCTTCGGCAACCATCGACTTGATGACGGCAGGATCGGCGTCCTTTCCATCCCTTGCGGGCGGGATGGCCTTCACGGCTTCATCGACCAGGGCGCGCACGGCCGCCATGTCGGCGTCCTTGCCGTCTTTGGGCGTAGGGATCGAGGAAACGGCCTTGCTCACTTCATCGGCCACCAGGGCGGCCACGTCTGGGCGATCGGCAAGCTGCTTTTCCAACTCGGCGATCTTGGCGTATAGCGGGGCAACCGCTTTCTTGATGGCCTCGCCCATGGCCTGGCCGAACAATTCGGGGTCAAACATGGGCAAACTCCATGGTCTTGTTCAAGGCCGCGATGGCCTTTTGCGTAGCGATGAACTTCTTGGCCTCATCAATCGCGGCCTTGTCCTCATCGCTGATGGCCGGGGCAGGATCGACCGTTGGGCGGGCAACCACGTTCAGCCGAGCCTGCTCCAGCGGGATGTCCTGCTGCTGCATGTACACCGTGTCTCCACCTTCCAGCGCGGGGCGATTGAAGCGCGCCCGCCCCTCGTTTGGCGTCTCAACGCCACCGCCAACCAGCTTTGTCGCTACTTCGGCGCGCTTTCCTTCATCCATACGCAGCAGCGGCTCCAGATCAAGCTCAACGCCCATCGGGCGGGTAATCCGAAGGCCGTCATCCAGCAACAGTTCCATGTGCTCGATGTGCGTTTGCAAGGCGTCGGCGTAGTAGAGATGATTCAGGCCATCGACACCCAGGCCGGAAGGGATGGTGCCAATGCCAACCTTGAACGGGGGGATGCCGAATGGCTGGCAAATCTGCTGATCCGAGTAGCCCATCTGTTCAACCATCTGGGAGTCGATGGACTTCATGGCGAACGGCGTGAACTTCATGTCCGCACCGATGACCGCGATTTTCCCGGAGTTGTTGCCGGCGAAGTTCTCGCTCCAATACTTCTGCACTTCCTTCGCGTCGTCGTCGCTCATGCCCGCCGGGGCGGTCAAGATACCGCCCGGCTGTGCGTTGTTCGCAAAGAACTCCGTGGCCGATCGCATGATCTTCATGTTCTTCATCGCAGGCCAGTGTGCGGCGGCCAACGGCGGAACCCCGATCAGCGGATGGTGAATCGTCATGCAGCGGTCGTGGATGATCTCGCTGGCAGGGACGATCAGTTGCTCTGCCGGATAGCCGTCAGGCAGGGTGTTCAGGTTGTCCGTCTGGAGCTGGTAGAACACCGCGCCAGAATCAGAAACCATAGGCAAGACCTTCTCTGGGTCAAGCACATACAGCGCGTTGACCACGCCACGATCATCGCGGCGTTTGAGGATGTAGGCATTACCGTTCACCAGCTTCGTCAGCATCCAGTATTCGCGGAACTGCGCTGCTGTCTGGAAGCTGTTGGGCTTGCGCAGCACAGGGGAGTAAGCCGGGTTCTCGACTTCGATCCACACGCCTGAGCGGTCGCGTTGCCGAAGCGAAAACGGCAGCTTGCCAATGTCCGATGCAATGCGCGAGATGCAGGCGTACAGAGTCGGATACGTGACCAGATCGCCCTGCTTTTCCTCGGCGTTCTTCTGCCAGGCGCCCGCGAATGGTTCGCTGATGATCCGCCACGCATTACGCCACGTACCACCAACGGCATTCAGCGCCTTCTGAGCGCCGTTGCGGGAAATCTCCAACCCGACAGAGACTTTCACGCCGCGCTCCGCAGGGCCTCGCGCAGCTTCTCGGCGCCAGCGCGGGCATGCACCTTTACGCCTCGCTCTTTCGCCAGTTCGCGCAGCGCGTCAGCGTCCAGTTCCTCCAGCCCGTCACCTTTGTCTTGCTGGATCTTGGCGTTCTCGGCCTTGATGTACGCATCGACTTCCTCGACGGTGCGCGGGTCATCGGTGCCGGGAAATGCTGGCTGCACATCGGCCTTCACGACCTTCGGCGTATCGGCCATGTCGCGGGTGATGTAGCTGCCCTTGCCCAGGCGTTGCAGCAGTTCGGCATGACGATGGTTCAACAGTTGCTTGCGGCCACTGTTGAATGTGAAGATGGCGTTTGGCATGTAGCTTTCTCCGTTGGAGTCGTCTTGCAAAAAGGGCCGCCCGAAGGCAGCCCCTTGAACCTGACGGCTGATTAGCTGCTGGCGGGCACCATGCCAGCGCAGGCATCCCAGTTGACGGTGGCCCACACCACGGCAGCGGCGCGACGCTTTTGCCAGTTGATGAAGCGCTCCACCAGGAATGCCACGCTGTTCGTCTGGAACATGCTCACGACCTGAGCAGCAGTCGGCGTGGTGCTGTTGGAGCTGGGGGCGTCGTCCATCACCAGCGATGCCTGATCGGACATGGCAACTTGCACACCGCCTTCATCACCCAGGAAGATTTCATCGCCCTTGATGAGCATCACCACGTTGGATGCCACGTATTGCGACGTGAACACCGGCAGGCCCGCGAAGGTGCCGCCCGTGGGCGTGACGCCGGGGAATGCCGGGCCGCCAGCGAGGTTGGTTGCCATCGACAGATCGACAGCCACAGCCTCGGGCATCACCCAGAACGCGCCGGACACGGTGAGGTTGTTGCCCACCAGCGCCTTGAGCATGGTTGCCACGTCGCAGCGGATGCCTTCGACGGTGCCATCACCAGTCAGCACGGTGGCAGACACGCCGTTGCGAATGCCTGCGGGGGTAGAGCCGGAGACGGCGGCAGAGTCGCTCACGAATGTACCGTCGATGGCCGCACCGACTGCGCGGGACAGTTCGTCACGGATGAGGGCGTCGGCTGCCACGGAAGCGCGGCCCAGCATTTCCTTGGTGGCTGCGGCGATGGCCGCGACCTTCAGAGGTTCCAGCTTGGCCTTCGTGTACGTCCATTGGGTCAGGGGCTTGGCAGAACCTTCCGCCGTCCACTTGGCTGCACCGGCAGAGCCTTGGATCAGCACCGGAGTGTCGAACGGCAGGCTGCGCAGCTTGCCGCTGATC